TGAAAATCTTTAATTATATCTGTGTCGATATGAGTATGGATAGACATCTGAGGTGGCTGGCCTTCATAATTGCTGCCGTGTCCAAGGATTTTATTCATGTGGCGGTATGAATGCTGACGATAAAAAGGTTGCTCGGCGATGTCCTTATCCTTGGCTGCATCACCTGTCCAGGGTAGACCTGGATTGGTCATCTTGACCACGTTAGTGTGAAGATCACCAGACTCACAAACGTCCAGATAATTAGACATTCGGAACCTGTTCCAGCAGATAGCGCCGACTGCGCGACTTTCAGCCTGTTCTAAGTCGATATAGGCAAATTTCTTTCCTCTATCCGCAATAAAAACACGGCGAAGCCTCTCCTCAATATTCTGGAGATTACCGCCAGCTTCTTCAAACTCACTAAGCGATGAGCTAAATCGACCTGTGTTTGTTCCAGATATGTTAACAGAGGTTCGGATACGTCCATCTGAGTCCACTCGAGTTTTAAGAGTGGACACTTTCTTCCAGATATCCCGTAGGCAGAGAATATGAGAGATGATCGGTTGCGCCAGAAAATAGCCCTCCGCCAGCTTTTCGAGCGCGTTTCTTCTAACGGTAACTTTACCGTGAAACTTTTGCTCAGGGAAACCCATGACTGAATATAATAAGTTCTGGAGCTGTTGAGGTGATCGCCAGTTGGCTGTGGTGGAACCAACTCCTTCTCGTATAAAAATATCCAGATTAGTTTCGACCTTCCTGACAATAGCCATGTACTCATCGATGGCTCTGTTCCGCGCGGCGAGGTCAATTTTTATTCCTCTCATGTTAATGTCAAGCACCGGCCCCTGCATCTCGCGAGAGTGAGCATAAGTGCTGGCACTGATATTGTCAAGCTGAGGGAGCAGATGCTCCAGGACCTCTAAGGTTACGCAGTTATCTAGGCCATTGTAAATCCACTCCCTCTCAGTAGAGGAAGCAGGCCACTTCTCGGTGATTTCGGCGGTCTGGAAGATTTTCATGGGCGAAGCATTGTCTCATATTCTTCTTCATCAATCTTGTGAACAAAGCGGATTTCTTTTTTGAGGCTCGCTATATAGATAATCTCAGAAAGAACTCCGCGGCTTTGCTCCCAGCCCGGTAAACATAAGACCCAGAGTGCCCGAGACGAATTCATCATTACTTCACCTTGCTTTTCCCAGGGCATATAATCTTTTGGAAGTTCGCGAATGGTAGCTACTGGGTGCCAGTGAACAATTGGACTGTAGACGTAGAGACCTTTTTTAAATGCCCAAGCGCAGAAGTCTACAGCCTGATAAAAACGAGAGAGCATTATTGACTCTTCTGGATGGGTGTAGGGAGAAGCGAGGTAGATAAAACTCATTGGGCACTCCTTGAGGGTTTGATTGCGCGAAGCGCATAGACGAATGTGCCCTGCTTAACTTCGCTGTGAAGCCGTTCGAAGTCGGCTTTGTATACAAAGCGATAGTCGGACATTGGAGTCACTCCGACTTGCTTTATATATTCTGCTTGGTCAAGAAAAACAAAGCACTCGTTGGAGATAACACGAGAATGTCCAGGGTCTCCCCAAAGCCATGGGCTCGAAAGAGCTGGAGAGGTTCCACAGAAGACGCCGTTGGGCTTAAGGATACGCCAGAACTCGCTGAACTGCTTGAAGAAAAATCTCCAATCACCCTGCTTGCCTATGTGCTCAAGCACCTCATAAGCATGTATTTCGTCGAAGGAGTTACTGTCTATAGGGTAAGGAAGCTTCTCTAAATCCCAGAGGAAGTCGGGATTATGATCTGGGTTGATATCGAGAGTGTGAAGTTCTTCCCAGTCTCCATCGTAGTCAATGAGAACCTTACGGCTATGGTCCGCACCCGCACCGATAAGAAGCTGTCGTCTCATACTGGCCTCCTTTTATACCAGGGGCGGAAGTCGAAAATCTCTCCCATTGTCGGCCAGCGACCCTCGAAACAAAAAGCTCTGTCGTCGATGATAAGAAAAGCGGAGGGCTTGTGCTCGGGGAAGACAATCTTCTCAAGCCAGGCTGGAGTACTGTTGTACTCTTTCTCTGCTTCTCGCCAAAGCCAAGCTTTCATAGCATCAATCCCACCAGCCACATGACTCCGGCTTGAGTAGATATTGATCTCAAAGGAGTCGGTGGCGCGCTTGAGAAACTCAAGAGCCCCAGGCGTCGGCGGATCGCTAATGGTTAGGGCTCCCTGCCAACCAGACTTATAGGAGTGGATCACTCCGTCAAAGTCGACGGAGAGGACAGGTTTCTTTCTCATGTCTTTGCTCTCCAGCATCTTTGAGACATTCTGTCTTTCGATATCAGTCTTTGCTGAGATTTCAAGCTTTTTCTCTTCCATATCATTCATCCCTTTTATTTGTCTTTCGCTCTCTCATAAGCTTCCAGGCGGGCTCATCTGTATAAACTGAGCCGAGAAAGCCGAGGCCCTTTGGGCTTTCTGGCTGAAGAGAATGGTGCAGGAGCATTGTGTCATGCTCGCAGTTCCGAACTTTTATTCCGTATCCTCTGTACAGGAAATGCAAGTCGTAAAGACCGTTTTGGAAGACTTTTGGCGCCGGGTGGTTGAGAACGCGACGGATAAAGTCCCAGACGAGAACTTCTTCCTCAAGAGTTTTCCAATAACTACAAGCGTCTCGTCGATTGTCAATGATAGGGACAACAAGGGCTCGATCACTCCGCGGGCTGAAACCGATACAAGTAATTTGTTGTCCTGAGGTCTCAATGTCAACTGCGATAAACTTGGCTTCGGCAATGCTTTCCTCATAGAAGTTCTCCAAGTCTGTTAGCGTCTCCGGGACGAAAATCTGACGCTGAGGCCGTCTGATCTCAGGGAATTGGGCTTCACGCTTTGCTTTGGCCAAGTCGATAATGGTGACTGCGCGGTATTCATACTGACGAAAAATGGCTGCGGGATGGTACGTTGGAAGAACTTTGAGTCCGGGTACCAGTTTACAGGCAAAAACAGTTCCTCGGATTTTCGAGATGGCTGTCTGGGAAAAGAGAGCCCAAGAGGGGGTGTTGCCAAGAGCGATGATGAGGTTAGGACGCTCCGCTGAAAGCTCAGCGGCGAGGCGGGCAAGCTCGCTTTCGAACTTGGGATAAAGGTATTTTCCCTGCTTGAGGGGAGGGAGTAAGCTCCCTGTTTCCTTCTTGGTCCCGCATAGAGCAAGGATGTCATTTTTGCTATTGGGTCTGAAGTTAAAGACATTGGTTCTATAAAACTCATGCTCGTGAGCGTGCCAGATACGGAGTACCACTCGTGGGTCGCGCGTGCGCCAGAACTCTTCAATAGCTGCTCGGTCTAAAAGAGACAAGTGAATTAGGCTGGCCTCTGCCATCATGTTCAGAAGCTCGATGCCTGAGGCGCCGACAAGAGCAGTTTTGAGAGCGTCTTCGTTCTCACCCCAGGCTTCTCCGCAGAGGACTATTCTAGGCATTTGGGATCGAAGCCTTGAAATCGAGCAAGTAACTCTTTCATAGCTACGATTATGTCTTCTCGCTTAGCATTAGAGATATAATTAATTCGACCTTTAGGGTCTTCACCGAAGGGGAAAATGAGAATTGCAAACCCAGTCAAACGATCTTCACCTTGAAGGCCCCCATTAAAATACTCATCAAGAAGATAAGCTATTCGCAGTTTACTGACATACTTAGTATTAATAGGACCGTGTGTCATGTTAGCCTCTCATTTGCCTGTTTAACAAACTCTTCATTGATGTCCAGCCCCCTGATATAGGCAGCGCCAATCCGCTTGGCGGCGCGCAAGGCGGAGCCACTTCCAGCTGTGGGATCAAGCATGAAGGTGCTTCCGTCCACAAACATTCTCAGGAAGTGCTCGACTGCCGTCTCCGCCTTCTCCGACATATGAGAGTCACGAACCGATGGAGCTGAGATAGCATTAGAAGTTGCACGGACAATCTTGCGATCTCCGCTTGATCCGAAAAGAGCTGTCTCATACACTCTTCGCGGCCCTCGCTCAGGGTCAGGGAGAAGCCCTATATTATCACTCTTGACCCATATGAGAGGGAAAGGGTCAATCTTGAACGGTGTATTATTTTCAAAAAACTCGAGAGTTTCTGCATAGTACTTCATCCAGAACCAGAATACGATGTGGCAGGAGGGTTCAGCAATATATTCAAGACTAGCAGCAAGGTTTCTACAAAGGTCCCAATAGTCATCTGGTGAGTCGGAGTAAGTTCCATGCTCCAGGTGTGTGTACCCTTGCTGACGCTTATCTGCATTGGCTCCGTAGGGGAAATCGCAGTGGATAAGATTAAATTTCGGTCCCTGATAACCTCGCCACCAATCTCGGAAGTCAGCGCAAGCAACGATGTCGTCTCGACGAGGCTGAGCTTGATCACCTTCCATCTCCAAGATTTGAGTTATTGACTGATTGGTCTTGCGGCTTTCAGCCCTCTCTACTATGCCTCTGGCAGTAGAGAATTTTGGTGCTTCAGCCACAATGGTATTGCCTGCTTTGATTTCCTTGGCGACGGCGAGCCGCTGAGTTACAGCCGCCTCGCTCATGATAAGCTGGTGAGCAGTGGCTCCCTGAGTCCAAGTGCTATCGCGCTGGAGCATCAGAGCATGATACTCGTCAACAGCGAGGCAATTCTCTTGCCAGGACAGGTCTTGTCGACGAGTGTTCTCTTCCAGCTCCAGTATTTTCAATTCGACTGGATCGAGTTCATCTTCGAACTGAGCCATGATATGAGTCCAGCCGAGGAGCTTGGCGGCGGCGAGGCGACGCTCGCCAGCGACTAGCTCAAGACTCTCTCTTTGGACTAGAATAGGGTGGATTTGGCCGAGCCTCTTAAGCGAGTCTGCTAGGCTGTCGAGGTCATCGAGGGCTTTACGCTGACGACCGCTTCTATCTACAACGATAGAGTTGATTTCAATTCGGCGAAATTGTCCTGAAGTCATAGGAGTTCTCCTGAGCGGATAGTAACCTGCTGAAGTCAGGGGATAAACAGCAGGTTACTACCCTAGCCGGCTAACGTCGAGTCTTAGACGCGAGCGGTTGAGACGACTTGCGAGTAAATCCGCTTGCCATCATCAGACGGCTGATGGCTGATAGTCACATAGACCTGCTTTCCAGGCGCCTCAGCCAGCATCTCGCGCATAGTTTTCTCACCCTCGTCGATGCCAAGATGCTCGGTGAGAAACTCCTTCATCCGATAGGCAGACTCTTCGGTGATATAGAACCGGAGGCCTCCGCGGCCCTTCAGTTCTTTTCCCTGCACGCCACCGAACTTTTCGATCTCCTCCTGGCTCACATCGCTCTGCGGCTGAAGGATCTTGCTGGGAAAGTCCCAGTACTCGGTCTTTTTCTGAGAGGACTCCCCGCGAATTGGCTGGCCCTGGAGCAGGACCAGATAAGTTCCCACCGGGAACGGCTTTGGCTCTTCGATTGTTGAGGCCTTACGGTCCAGAATACTACTGAAGTTCGGCATCTTCTCGCTCCTTTGGCTCTTTGCCTTTTAAAAACTGGTAGAAGGCACTCGCAGCCTCGATTATCTCCTTCGGAGACTTTTCTCTATAAAGTTCTGCTGCAAGTGTTAATGCATTGTAACGCAGTGACTGCTCTTCACTAAGTGTGAGTACTCGATGCTCCTCCTCCATTTAGCTGCCTCCTTAGTTTGAAGATTTCGCCGAGGCCCTGATCTAAAGGATAGACCGCTGGCAGGGCTACTGCAAGCGGGTTCTTCAGATCAATAATCGGCGTTGGGGCTGTACGCATAGTACGCCTTCCATCTGGGGCCGTCTCGGCCAGCAGAACTGTGTCGAAGTAAGTTGGAATATCAGGACTTAAGGCTTGTCCAGGTCCTTTGGGGAAACCTTTAAGGGTTCCGTCTCCGCTTCGTTCTTGGTAGGAGATATGGGCGATGAGGACAGCGTTGGTCTGGAAGGACTCGGCGGTGAGGAGGCTGAGGGCCTGAGTGATGGCACGCTGAGCTTCTCCATAGATAGTACGGCCGTCCTTCTGGCCACCTTTACCAGCCGGAGTGATAAAATCTCCCCAGCGCATGGCACAATCAGCCCATCGAGACAAGCTATCAAAGACCGCAACGTAGCCGACTCCCCAGTCACTGGGAACCGAGCCGTCTTCCCATCGGTCAAGAGCTTTAATTGAGTTGTTGAAAGCGTTCGGCGTGCCATCGACTATCGCTCCTACAGGTGAGGCTTTTAGCTTGTCCCTGAAAGTCATGAATTGGACATTCTTGAGCTTGCTCGGGGCTTCAGCTCGGATTCTGTTAATAAGTGGAGCAAGCAGGTTATCGAAGTTCCAGATGCGAAGCTGATAATCCTGCTTGACGAGGCTGATAAGACTGGTTGTCTTGCCAGTACCGGCATCGCCCTCAAGTATACACTTGGTGAGTGAACCGGCAGAATAGGTGTCAGCGCTGGGCATTCTCTTGCTCCGTTATCTTGCTTCTAGCGGGTTCCACTTGTGAACGATAAAATCGCTCGCAAGCTTAATTTTTCTGACTGACGGGCTCATTGAGCAGACTTCTCTGAACTGGCAGCCCTCATACCGATGGCAGGCCTTGGGGTTGTGAGGCCAGAAGTCATTCTCGGCGTGCCAGCGGGCTTGAGGAAACCAGTAGGTTTGGAGTTCAGTTATGAACTCTTGGAGTTCCTCATCGGTCCGGTAGGTCAGGCCTCGCTGGAAAGCGGTAGAGCCGATGAGTATTTGTGCTGCGTCGATCAGAACACCTTTGATTGGCTGCTTGTGGACCACCTTGCCAGCAAGAGTGTAAATGGTCATTTGAGCGTCGGGCTTGTACTGGGCGAAGTAATAGGAGCTGAGCCCTGAGCCGGTAGTTTTGCGGTCGGTAGTGTAGAGATCACCAGCCAACTCAACCAAGCGATCAGTATGACCGCCAACAACATAAAACTGATCCGTGCCAGGAATCTTAAAGTCGAGACGGAGTTGAAAGGTAAGTTCAACTGCGGGCTGACCATCTGCAAGAATGACAGTTTTCGCAGGGTCGTCTTTGTAGTGCTCCGTGTACCAAATAATTGAGCGGATGAGGGTCTCGCGGGTCTTCTTCTCATGATCAGTCTCCCATGGGCCATCCGGCCCCCAGGTTTCTTCTAACGCCCACTTGACCATCTTGCTCTGGGCCTCGTCGAAAGACGAGCCCTCAGCGCGATAGCGGTCGAAACGCTCAAGAGAGCTATGATAGAGAATACCGAACTTGAGATGGACCGACTCGCCCTTCGAGCGATAGCCTATTATCATGGCATAATAATATTTCCGCCAGCACTCCATCATCCATCCTATGCTGGTAGAGTCCCAAGCAAATTGAATGTTGGTGCCAGGGAGGAACGGTGAGGGGGCGTCTCCGCCCGACCTCACCACCTGGCCTTCTAGGCCAGTCATCTAAACAGACGCCGGAAAGCAGCCTTCGGCGCCAGCGAGAGCATCATCAGCAGCTTTAAGATAGTCGTAAAGCTCTTCGTAAGGGTTTTCTTCGTCTTCGTCTTCTGGTTCCCACTCATCAATCTCTCCGTTCACCACTGCTAGCATCATCTCCTGGATTTCACCTCGAAGTGAAGTGATCTTTTTTGTAATTTCTTCCATCTTTCTCTCCTTTGGCCTATCGGCCGGTTCATAAGAGCCCAAGGCTCTTAAGGTCGATTTCGGTGACTTTATCCTTCTTGTCCATGGCTTTTTTAGAGCCGGGTGCTTTAGCACCGAGATTGTATTGGGCACGCGCCTCGCGATAGCGGGCTATGATGATGTTGCACTGCTCATCGGTCATGGACCGAGGGTCCATAGCGAATAGCTCTGCAAGAGTTTCAGACACGAGCAAGCTCCTCTGGAGTCACCGCCGCCGCTGTCTCTCGAAACTTTGCATCGAGCTTCTCAAGATGGGCGTGGATTATCATTCTGATAGCTACGCCTGCGCCAGGGCGCTGGTAGTAGATCTGAAGGCGCTGGAAGTCCCCCTCGAAGAGATTGAGGGTGACTTTGTGTAGGGTAAGTTTATCAGTCATTCTTGCTCCTTGAGTAGCCAAACTTCCCCTGGCCTCTGTTTCGGGCAAACGATCTGGATGGTCTTGAAATCTTCAGGCATGGCCAGCTTCTCAAGCCAGAGGGCAGAAGACAGAGCCATCTGATTGGAGGTTCTCAAGATAATGCCCTTCGGCGAGGCCAAAGCCTGATAGAGATACTCGACCATACTGAGCCAGTCAGGTCAGCTAGGGCTGGCCGAGTATGGCCGAGGAGGCCAGAGGGAAACGGAGAAGCAACCCTCTGGCCTCCGTGCAGGGGAGACTGGCCTCAGTCCTGCACACCCGCGTAGGCCGGCTCGGTGCCACCGATCGAGGACAGGATATCGTTCATAGCAGCACTTTCGCGCTGCGCGATCTCCTGCTTCTCGGTGACCCGAGTCCTGGCTGCCTCGCGGAACTTTTCGCCCTTCTCGCTGGCGAGCAGAGCATCGACGGCGGCATTGATCGCTTTGGCATCTGCCGTCTGGTTTATTTCTTTCAGTTTGGTCTTGATGGCGGCGCGGACCAGACCTCTAGCCTCAACCTCCACTGGATCGCGGCTCGCTCCACCACCTTCACCCCGCAAGCCGAACTGATATTCATTGTCGTAGGCGGTGATCGCTGACTGAAGATCGTCCTGGCCATTCCAATCCTTGACCTTCTTAGCAAAGTTGTTTCGGATGTTCTCATGTCGAGTCTGGTTCAGGGTGTGGGCTTCACCCTCTGAAAGCTCGATTGGACCTGCCTGGTACGGCGAGCTGACTTCGAACTGCTTACCCTGGATTGTAATTTGCATGGTTTCATTCCTCTTGCGTTTTGGACTTGGCACTTTTTATGGCCACGGTTCAATTGAACCATAGCCTGGACCAGATGTCAATAACAATTTTTGAGTTATTGATGATTTTTTGTGTAGGCAACATCCACAGCATCTTTTGTCGATATTGCTTGCATTCGGCGAAGGCTTGTATGGTCCCTTTACACGGTAAAGGATACATATCAAAGCTCCTCGACAACAAAATTTGAAAGAGCCGATTTGACGATGTGAAGTTCATAGGCTTCTCCGTTTTTAACCTTATTAATGATAAGCCCATCCCAAGGGGACTGCCCTCGAAGCGGATGGTCTGGAGGATAGACCTCCAGGCTCCGAGCCCTATCGTTGGTTCGAAGCTTATGCATTCGAGCACGCTGGTAGATGGCCTGAGCCTCGTTCTGTTCTTCGGTGCCGCTGGAGAAGATAATCTTTACGCCCTTCTCAGAGGCAACAGCTCGATCGAGGACCTCTCTCAGGCCCTCGAAGGAGAGGGGGGAAGTATTGGCAGGCATGGCTATTGCCTCAAGTCTGTTGAAAGGACTTTATAAAGCTTCAGCTTGAAGCGGGTCTCAATCACATACTTGAGATTGAGTTCCTGCTCCCGAGCTTCACCTTCGGTGGCCCACTTGCTTGGGACGAGCCACGGGTCCAAGTGGTAGACCACATCGAACTCGAGGCCTTTGGCCTTATGGCCACTCATTAGCTGGATAGGGCCATCCGTCTTGAAGAGATGCTCAGCATAGGCGACCGCCGCGCCGAGAGTCGCTCCGAAATCCACGAAGACCCGAAGGCAATCTGCCTTGTCATGAACTGTTCCTTGGTTCTTTCGCTTCTTAAGCATCGTCTCTTCCCACTCGTCAATGGCGACAAGAGCTTCGGCCTGTTTGGCCTCCATGTTCTCATTGCAAAGCTTCTTCAAAGTCCTGATAAGTCCAGGGCCCAAATCGGAGCCAAGAAGTCTGCAGCCCACCCCATATTGAAGAAGCTTGAGGGCAACGCCCATCAGCGGTGCGTTGTTCCGACAGATGATGGCGGAGCCGGGTGGGAGGCTGGAAGCTTTCCATTCCTTCCCATCTGCGGTCTCGGCGTGAGTGAGATCGAAAATCTCTCCTTCCGTGGCCCAAGGCGCAGCGCGATAGTGTGGGACTCGCCATTTGACATTCTCCACGCCCCGAGTGGGACAGCGGAAGGTCATGGACAAAGTCATTTCTTTCATGGAGAAGCGTCGCTTCAGTCGCGGCATCGAGCCAGTATCTGCGCCCCGGAAGGCATAGATGGACTGCCAAGGATCGCCGACGGCGATCAGACGCTTCGCAACGAGCTTGTCGAGCATTCCGTGGTTCAGAGGAGAAAGGTCCTGGGCCTCATCAACCATGACCAGGGGGAACTGAGGAAACTGCCCTCCGAAGAGAGTGGACATATAGATCTGGTCATCGAAGTCGATCTGGCCGGCGTAGGCCATCTTGATCCCCTCGTTGAGGAGGAGATCTATAAGATCACGGTCGGCGTCGCCCTCCAGGCTGTCGTTCATAGTCTGATAGAACTCTTCTGAAGAGATAAGATGATTCGCGTTGGGATAGAGTCCATCAGGGATATAGCCCATCATCTTGGCCATCCTGATGGCTTTGAGTGTGTCGGCCATGTTTTCATAGATCTCAGACTTTTCGGCGCGGTTCGCCCGGTCTATGACCACCTTGAGAAGGTTATAGGTCTTGTCCTTGTCCACTATAAGTTTTTTGTTAGTGTACTTAGCCCAGACACCGTGGCCGAGACCGTTGAGGGTCTTGGCTATAACATGCCCAGGCAGCTTCTTAGTCATCTCTTCGGCGATCTTCTTATTGAAGGCAAGAGATAAAATCGGCATGACAGGCAAAGCATGGCAGATCATAACGAGGGTGCTAGTCTTGGCACAACCAGCCAAGGCATTTATCAACAAAGACTCGCTAGAGTCCCTTGCGGCAGAAATGATAGCAAGCTGCTCTTCAGTGGGTGCAATGTCAGTCATCGGATGGTTCTCCTATCCGTAATGGGCTGCTGCCCGTTCAGTCATGACCACCAAATTTCTCCCAGAGGGGCAAGAAAGCGGCCTGACGGCAAAGAGGGCCAGGACCCTAACAGGGATGAAAGGTCCTGGCCAAGTTACAGGCTTTGCGAGTACGAAGAAAAAGAGCCTCCTACGGAGAGTTACGCTCCGCACGTTCCTCAGCGAGATTGCTGAGCACTTGAATGCGCCTTGAGAGCGCATAAGCTTGATCTATGACAGGCTGGAGCGAAGGTCCCTTACTCACAGCGGAGATACCTCCAAGCAGGAGTGCATCTCGCTCGATTGTAATATGCCACTTGCTCTCTTTCATGTAGTCTTCAGAAAAGAGTTGGAGAGTAACTGAGAACTCAGCCTTTTCCATCTCTTCCAGGAATTCAGTGAGTGTCATGTTCTTAGCTCCCAAGGATTGCTATGATAATAGCTCCGGCGTTGCCGAGGATCGGCGAGGCAAGAATACATATGAAGGCTAGTAAGACTAGGGCTATCGGCCCTGCGAATTCAGCATCCATGTTTGACTCCAAAGAGTGAGAGGATGTCAGCGACATCAGCGTCCACAGGCGCTGATCCGGGCTTTAGTTTCTGCTGGTAGGGTGGGAGCTTGGGGACTGGCTCGCGTGGTATCACCACCACACAGGCCATGCACCGAGCGGTGACTCGGTCTCGTCGGACCTCATCGACTGGAAGATCGTAGACCAGCTCCTTTGGAGCGGTGTAGTGGTAGGACTTGCCAGCGCTGCCAGCACGCATGACTGTCCAAAGCTCACTTTGGGTCGAAGACGACCCGCAAGCATTGCAGGTGATGTTTGTCACGTGAAGTGAATACCCGAGAGGGTATCCGGGTGGCGTCCGCCGCTCAAGCTCGGCGAGGCGCTTGCGGCTTTCAGCAAGCGCTGGGTGCTCGACACCGTTGGTGCTCATGACTGTCTCCTATCTGGTGAGGGGCCAGTGATATGAATACTGTGATTACCGATCTTACATATCCGAAGGCAACAGCCCTCTTTGAGATTGATCCAGAGAACCTGTAGATCCTCGCTTAAGATAATCTCAATGTCGCTGTCTGGATTAGTAATATCGAGCATCGGGGGCTCGTTTGTGAACTGGTGGCTCATGGCAGCCTCACAATCCCAGCCTCCAAGGCCGCATGAAGGATACGATGGAATAGCCGCTGGCCAGTTCGATACTTGAGCTGAGCAGAATTGATGTTTCCCTTGGCTATTTCAAGGAGATCCGAAGGATCTGCCCAGTCCAGTTGCCAGCCGCGCTGATGCTGATCAAGAACCTTGGCGAGCTTGGTCTCCCAAGATATTTCAGTGTCTAGAGTTTGCATTGTCGTTCTCCGTTGTGGGCCGAGGCCTAGCCATTGGAACTCAGCTCTTTCGGCTTGCGAGCCGAAGAATAGTGTCGCTAAAGTCTCTCCTCTCAGAGAAATCTACCGATCACGCGACGCTTTCTCTTGCCACACTCATAGGTGTTCTAGTCCCTTATAAAAGTAAACCCGTGACCCGGCTTCCACGTGTTGAGGTCACCCTTGCTTGGGGCCTCGTTAATAGCCTTGTAAGCCTTAATCATCTCGTCAATAGCGATCTTGGTGAGCCGATGGTGTCCGAGGCGGCGGCTCACATGGCCAGCGAAGGTCACGAAGAATTCCATTCGATCAAATTTATGTAGTGGCCACTTCGGACGTAAAGCCCGGGCCTCCGCTTGCAGTTCAGTAGTCAG